ACCGACAGATCGGGATCGATCCCGTCGGCTTCCGCCCAGTTGTTATATTTGACCGCCTTACGTTTGGGATATTTCAGAAGATCATCAAAAGAACCTTCCAATAACTTACATCCCCATTCGGTATATATGTCTTTTCCGTCTATTGTCATAATATAAGTGCTGTATGATCCTTATGGGTTATCGTTTTACCTCCCGCGTTCTTTACGAACACCACGGCATAGTTACTCGCATGGATCTCGGCTTCCGCCCCGTGCATCAGGATCACATTGTAGCGACCGATCGTATCAAAATGAAGTATAGCCTTGGAACCGGCCAGGAATACCTTCACCGGATTAACCAGTTCCACATCCGTCTCGATATAAATACCCATGCTTTCAGCCTTCACGCCCCGGAACTCCCGTAATTGTTCCATAGACGGGAAATTGTTCTTCGTGCAGAACTCCGTACCCTGCGGTGTCAGGAGAAGGCGCATAAGGTCTTCCTTACTCTCTGTGCCATGCAAAAGGCGGCAAACGCCTAATCTATTTGCTATTTCAAAAAACTCTTTGTCCATCACATTTTTACTTTTACGTTAATAGTACCTTCCAAAGCATCAACCGTGCCCCTGGTGTTCTCAGATATCTTACTGGCAACCTCTTTGATCTCCTTCGTGTTCTCGGCGATCTGATCGGTATTTTTGCTTACCTTATCTGTAAGGTCCCGGATAGCCTTTACATCCTGCCAACCTTCTTTTTGCAAGTCATAGATAAACTTCATTTGTTCACGGATAGGCTGCATGGAAGCGCGTATGTCTTCCATGATCACACGGGTTGCTCCGGTTTGTCCGGCCAACAGGTTTATGCTTTCCTGTGAGGCTTTGGCATACGCGCCTTTCAGGGAATTATCGGAAACGTCCTCTTCCGTAATCTGTTCATCCTTCATCAAATCATCAGCCCAGCCGAACTGCCTGTCCAATTCTCTCTGTAACTCTTCCGCCATATTGTAGATATAATCCTGTTCCCAACCAGAAAGGACGTTGTCGGCATAGAACTCCTTCAGCTTGTCACGGATCTTCTCCATCGCCTTGGATGATTGGATAGCCGATTTTATAGAGGTTGTCACCATCTGCTGCATCATCTTTTTGACAGTTTCCTTTGCCGACTCCGCCCTATCTTCCCCGGAAGCCCATGCATCGGCGTATGCATCTGCGAAATTCTCTATAGCCGACTTTAAATCCTCTCCGAAGATGGCATCTTTGGCCTTCTCCTTGTTATCGGCGATGGCTTCATTGATCTCATCGATCCGGTTCTGCCATTCCTTGATGCGGTTGTCATCGGTTTTCTTTTTATCCTGTTCTTCACGGATCTGCTGCTGGATAAGGAGCTTCTGCTGTTCTAATAGCTTATTATTCTGCTCGATCAATTTGGAGGCATCTTTTGAATAAGCCTTTTCGATTGACTTTTCCAGTTTATCATACGATTTATCCAAAGTGTCGATCTGATCCTGCAACCGCTCAATGCGCTTCTCGTTTTTAGCGTCATGAATCTTGGCGATGGCGCCGGCCAAAGACGTGACCACACCAATGGCAGCACCGGCAGCTGAACCGATAGGGCCGAACATGGCGCCGGCTTTCGCTCCGTCCATAGCCGAACTTACGGTATCCATAGCCACGCTGAAACCTTCGGCTATCCCACCGAATACACCTCCGAACGAATCACCGAGCTTCGAGAATGTATTAGAGATGAATTGCCCGGCCTGCATCACGTCACCAAGTCCGGACTCTATTTCTTCAAGCCCTTCTTTTAATTTCTTTGCATCATCACCAGCTGAGAACACCTTTTCCAAGCCACCTGCGATCTTGTTGAAAGATGTGTCCATCTGATCAGCTTCCTTGTTGACGTTGCTGATCTCGTCCTTTATGGCCTGTAACTTTTCCGGTGACTTGGAGAGGATATCGAATTGCTCCTTTGTTAAACCAAACAAGCCCTTTCCGTTAGAATCAGTCTTGAACTCACCTTCATTGATATAATCAAGCATCTTTTGCGCTTCATCAGCGATTGTCCGAATATCGGCCACTGTCTTCTTGCTCATATCAGCGAACAGTCGAGTGATGATAGAAGTCTTCTTCTGAGCTTCATCGTCAACAGAGGCAAGAGCTTTCTTCATTTCTTCACCAAGAGAAAGCCGTTTTCCTTCCGTTGTGGCCTTTGCTATCTTCTCATTATAAAGTTCCGTAATAGCCTGACGCTTTTCCAAATATGAGCCGTATTCCTTCAGGTACTCGTTCATGGCGCGTTCTTCTGCTTCAATCTGCTCATGGGTAATATCAGATGTCGCATTTCCCAATTTGACCCCGGCATTAACCTTGGCTATTCGGATCTCAATCGTCTGCTCTTTGGTCAACTTTCCGCCTTGTGCCTCTCTCCATTCCTGTTCTTTAGCGAGTATGGCAGTTATTTCCTTATCGTAGTCAAGGTTTATTTGAGCAATCTTCTTGTCGGAACCTTCTTTCATCAAGTCAATCTCAGATTGCTGGTTTTGACGGCGAAGGTCCAATAATTGTTCTGTCAATTTTTTGCGTAGTTTTAATGCTTTTTCATCTTCACTTACGACCACTTTTGTTTCTACATCCGATGTTGATTCACCAACTACTCCATTTAAGTCTTTGATTTTAGAAATAAAGGGGGCGTATTGTTTTTCAATCATAGAAACAGCTTGTTCCGTGTTGAAAACACTCTTAACATAATCTTCCATTGAGGAAGCAAAATCGTTACCTAATTTTATTTTACCGGTATATTTACGTTGGATGTTGAAATAAGATTGTTGCCATGCTTTTTCCCAAGTAGAACCGGCTTTTTGGAACTCATCGGTCGTCTGCTTGATTTCTTCCACAATCGAATCTACCAAACCCACATTCTTAACCTTATCTGCTAATGACTTGCGAATGTCAGACACCGCCGAAACCTGTTCTTTCAGACCGAAAGTAACAATCTCATCCGTTGCTGAATTTTTAATCTTCAATGCGATCTGCTCCTTTATGGAAGTATTGATTATTGAATAGGCCTCGTTTATCTCTTCCAGACTGCTCTTTTCTGTCAATAGTTTCGGAAGATATTGGCCATACTGATCGTTTACTGCTTTTATCATCTTCTTCCGTTCTTCAGTTCCGGAGTTTGTATGTCTCAATGCTTCAAACAAGCTGCTTAGAGAACGTTCCTCTTTGGCTACTTCTACAGTAAATTCATTAAACGTCTTGTTCAGTTTCTCTTGTTGTTTCTGAGCATTTGTCTGATAAGTCCAAAGTTTATACATCGCTACGCCCAACGCTGCAATAGCAGCCGCCATAATGGCATATGGATTCTTTAACATCGCTGCAGTTTGGGCATTGAATGCTTTTGTAAGCATATTCGTAACTGTCGTATGCTGTATTGTTGCCAAACGACTCAAAGCAAGTGATTTTACATATAGATTATGTACTGTTGCCGTCCCTGCCACAGCGACTTTATAGGTTCCCCAAGCTACAGCCGAAACCTCTAACAAGGATTTCAATGTCATAAGCGAACGTTCTAAATCTCCGCTTTCAAAAGCCTCATTAAATGACTTTGCTATCTCTGAAACTTCTTGCAATATGGCTTCTCCCATTGGACGCAAAGCCGCCTGGATATTATTCGACAAAAGCGTCATTTGATTGCCGGCTTCATCCGCCATCTTCTCAAACGCTGCTTCCGTAGCCCCTAAAGAACTCTGCAACTCTCCGAGATCACTCGCTGCCGACTTTGCATTCTTTCCGGTCAAAGCCAATGTAGCTGCCAACCCTTCATCCGTACCGAGCATTTCCTTCATCTTAGAGGCGGAACCGCCGGCCTTCTCGTTAATCAACTGCAATGCTTCTTGGAAAGTACGACCTTGGAAAGCTGCATCCCCAAGTTCTCCGGCAGTACCCTGGATAGCAGCCCGGATTTGAGTCATTGCCTGCGCTGTCGGCGTTCCCTGTTTGGTCAATGAAGCGACTGCACCCAACACTTGATCGATGCTAATCCCGTATGCGGCCGCAATAGGTGCAACTTGGGCTATGGAAGTCCCCAATTCGCCAAAGGTAGTCTTACCCAACCGGACAGTTGTAAAAAGCTGATCCGAGACCGTACCGGCCTCCTCCGCTGACATCTTATAAGCATTCAGGATCGTTGTTATGGCATCGGCTGCCGTCTCGGCTTCCGTAAGCCCTCCCACGGCAGCTTTAGCCGAGACTTCCAGAATTTTCATGCCATCTGCCCCATCATGACCGGCAGAAACAATACTATAGAGCGCTTTGGCTGCTTCCGGAGCCTTGATCGGTATCTCTTGGGTTATGGACATGACCTGATTCATAAAACCGGTCATGTCGTCCGTCACCTGCGTGGAAATGGTTGCCACTTCCAGCATGTTCTTGCGGAACTCTTTTTCAAAATCGTATGAACTCTTGGCTGCCTTGGCGAATGCCGTCGCCGCACTGATACCGATACCGCCGAATATATCAAAAGATGTAACCTCACTTGCCAAAGTCTTGATAATTCCCATCGCTTCCCGTTTTCCCGCGTATAAGCCGGAATTATCGATACCAGTAGCCATAAATAAGGCTCCGTCCCTGTTTACTATACCCATAGAAATGTTTATAGTAAAATATAAACAGAAGAGTAAAATAAATATGAAAAACCTTGTAGATAAACAAATGTTTATCTATCTTTGTAGTGTCAAGATCTTTTAGATGGATGATAACCAAAATGAGCTAAAGGCTCTGATAGAACATGAAAAGAACAATCTTCTGTTCTATTCTCTTTACTGGGATATTTTAGTACAAAGTACCTCGGAAAGAGAACTTGAAAAACAAATCGACCAGCTTTTAGACCGGTTGATATTGTTACTCAAGTTGAAAGGTTAACAGTTAGTACCCCTTCGGGGGTACTCTCTAAAAGATCTTTTCACCAGACTTTATAATACAAAATATATGGCAAATAAGGATCAAATCAATCAGGAACTGGAAGCATTGAAAAGTAAATTCATGCTCCTGAATACAGACGAAGAACGTAACGCGTTTCGTTCTGAAGTGAAGGCTTTTGCCAACTCAAAAAGCGACGAAGAAAAGCAGTTAGTTAGTGAAGCTTTTATCGAAGGAGCGAATAAAGCTTGCGTAAGAGCCGATAAACTGATTGATGACATGCTTAGGAATAAACTTGATGGTATATATGAATCAGTATCCTGGTCTTACATTGCTCGTACCTATTTCAACAAAAGTCGTGCGTGGTTAAGCCAGCGTATAAACGGTTTAATGATTCATGGCAAAGAAGCCCAGTTTACACATGAAGAAAAACAAACATTATTACAAGCACTCCGCGATATTAGCGGAAAAATAGAACGCACAGCTCGGGTTATCGAGCAAACCCTCTGAAGATCTTGACACATTTACAGAGAACAAAAGCTCGGCTAACTTCACAGTCTGCCGGGCTTTTTTGCTAAAATACAAAATTCATCACTATGACAAAATCTTTTCTCTACTCTCAATGTAATATATAACTATGCCGATGAAACTTTCTTCACCAGCTTCTTTTTACCGGTATCGAAATCGACCATTTCAACCCATTCTCCCTCTTCCTCTTTAGGCGGCGTATCTTCCGAATGAAAATCTTTGGCTCGCCGGTTCATCAGATAGCCCCGTTCACGGAGCATACCGACCAACAGGACAAAGCTACTATCCAATATCCGGTCATGGGAATAACCAAAAGCCTCATTGCAGGTCACTAAGAACATGAAGCTGCTTTGAGGGCCTTCTTCTTCCATGTCTCGCTGTTTCTTTGAAGGGCTATTATCTCCGCTTCGCTTAACGGGCTCACAGCTTCCAGCGCTATGATAGTACGAGAAAAAGGGTTGCAACCGATCCGGTATAAGATGGCATTCAGAAGGATGTAAATATCCTCCCATGTACAGTTATCTTTCAGGGCTTC